TTACTTTTCGGCTAACGTTGTTATGGCTTGTTAGCAGATTAATAATAATGTCATCTGTCTGTAGCGTTTCGGTAGTTGTGTTGGTTTTCATCCAATCAAACAATTCGTCGTATAGTTCCATCTTTTCATCGCAAAGAAAGCTTATTGAAAGAGGTTCGTATGTTAACGTTTCAGATGGAGTAAAACCCGGCTGATTTTTATAAGGTGTAGCCACATCTGCATTGGATACAGAAGGAAGAGAAAGTCTTACAGCAAATGCATTGAGTTTTGGATATTCTTGCGTTCCTCCAATAAGAACTTTAAATCCGTTCGTTGGTAATAGATTGTTGTCTACACTCATGTTTTTATTTATAAAGAAAAAAAGGGGGTTACCCTTTCGAGTAACCCCCATGTGGTGTCGTCCTAATCTAAGGTAGTAACGACTTTAACGATTCAGATTATGCGACATTCTCGTTAATGTTATCAACCGTGAAACGGCGGAAGTAAGGGTTGTTGTTGAGACCTGCACGGCCGTCAAGAGCAACAAGCGGGTTGCTTACAAGACCGTAACGAGTCTTGAAACCAATCTTCGGCTGGAATGTGTCTTCAGCAACCGCACGCACCATCGTGAGAGGAACGTAAGGGCAGTAGAAGATACCAGCATCATAAGCGCTTGCACCTTTATAACCAACAGTGAGATAATCACCTGCTTCGTAAGGATCAACATAAACCTTCATGCGGCCGTTGATAACACCTGCGAAAGTATTACCGGTGTCGTCCACGTTAAGGTCCGTGCTAAGAGCAGGAGAGTAATCAAGAACACCTGCAGCAGCGAGAGCAGAAGCAACGTTGCTGGAAGCAAGGATGTAGTTACCCTTACCACGGCGTGTTCCCTTAGCGATCTCGTTAGCTTCGATTTCGGCTTGGAAGAGAAGAGACTTGAACTTCTCAACAGCCCAGCGGCCGTCAGCGTCAGCGTCAAGATCGAAAGCACCAGGTGTACCGGCACCAGCAGCGCCTTTTTTCGCTTCGTGATTGATCTTTCCGATAACCTCGCGGTTAATTTCAGCAAGGATCTCAGTAGACAGGATGTTAGCAAGCTCAGCTTCAGCATCAAGGCCGTGAACGGCTTTCAGATCCTGAGCAAGCTCCATCGAGTACTCAGCCTGAAGTTGGCGAGTAGCTGCAGTAACAGTTTGCTTTTCGATTGTGAAACCCATGTTAACGGGCTCAGCAGTTTCACCAGTTGCAGTAGGCATTCCAGTACCGAAGTCATCTGGAGAATCACCAGTCTGGCCAGAGAAGGTATCGTCGATAGTATCGAAGAGAGCTTCAGCATCGTTGGTATTAATGAGACCTGTGTCTGGCGACTCATTTGCACCAGCGTAACGAGCCTTCATCGCGAAGATGAGACCAGTAGGACCAGTCATTGGCTGAACACCAGCGATGTCATAAGCAACAAGGCTTGGCATTGCACGGCGAACGAGAGATACCAGAACGGGATCCCACTTAGCAACGGCACCAGTCAGTTGATTTTCCTCTGAGAGGAAGTTAGCCTGAGCAGCACTTTCGCGAGCAGCGATTTCTTGGTTTTCAAGGAGGACTGCAGTTACCGACTTACGATAGTTGTCGACAAAAGCAGGGGCTTCGGCAGATTCCAAAATGGGCTGCCACTTCTTTTCTAATTCTTCTGATTTAAACATTTTTTTATATGTTGTTATAAGTTATAATTGGGAAATTTAATTAGGACGAGCTCTTCTCGAGTCGACCAAGTGTTTCCAAGTATGCGGCCATTGTTTTGTCAACAGGAGCTTCGGAAATTTCTTCCTCAACGTCTGCGCCTTCAACAATGGTTTCAACAGTTTCTTCCTCAGTTTCCTGAGCTTCTTCTGTTAGGGTTTCGCCTTCTCCCGTGAAGTAGAACTTCTTGAGGGTTTCCACATTCTTTGTGAATTCCTCGTTATATTCAACTCCTTCTGCAAGCTTAAGAAGCTTGGCAGCTTGGGTTTCGGCAAGATCTTTAGTTGCTTCACCAAGAATCTTCTCACGGCTGAGCTCATCAATGCGATCAGCAAGAGATTCAGCAATGTTATTAGCCTTGGCAAGATCTTCCTTAAGCTGTTCGGTTTGTTCTTCGAGTTCATCGAAGAGATCCACCTTGGACTCAGGAACATCAACGTAGTTTTCAACGAACAAAGCTTTGAGAGAAGTCATGAAGTTTTCGGCAATAGAAGTACGAAGTGAGCTTTCAACAGCAACCTCGTTTTCATTAATCCATTCCTCAACAGCATAGGTCAGATAAGAGTCGATTTGATTAGTGAGTGTTTCATTAATCGCTTCAACTTCTTCGCTAAGCTTAGCTTCATGCTCGGCTTTGAGCTGTTCGGTTACTTCATCAACCTTAGTGCGAACTTCGGCTTCAAAAATAAGAGCAGCTTTTGCTTTGAACTCAGGAGTTAAACTTTCCTCATCTTCAACAAGACGAGTAAGATCTTCAGATGTAACAACATCTTCTTGTACTCCGGCTCCAGTAGCCTTTACTGCATCGCTTGCTTTAGCAATTTTATCTTCGTCTTCTGAATCAAGACCTTCGCTTTCACCGGATTCAGCATCCTGCTCGCTATCGTCTTTCTTCTGCTTCCGACGCTTTTTAAGATACTCATCAGCAACATCTCCAGCATCAGAGCTGTCGCCGTTAAGTTCGGATTCTTCCTTAACTTCTTCTTCTTCTTCTTCGTCCTCATGCGCGCCCTCAGTAGCTTTCGCTTTTTTAGGCTTGGGATCGGCATCTTCATCTTCTTCATCATCTTCCTCATCTTCATGAGCGCCTTCAGTGGCTTTCGCCTTTTTCAGCTCGGATTCTTCAGAAGTAGTTTTACCACCCTCTGCAATCTCTTCTACGTCTTCAGAGACGGATTCCTCCACCTCTCCTTGTTCAAGAGAAAGCAAGTCGGACTCAACGATATCCTCGATAATATCTTCTTGGTTATCTGTATTTTCCATTTTTGTTTTCTATGTTTATTGGAGAGGGGTATGTTACCCAGTCTCATTATTAGTCATTAATTTCCCATACTATAATCACAACATCCATAATGTAAAAAATTCTTTATGAAATCTTCTTCAAGAAATCCGTAAACAGTGTTTCTTGTAAAGAAGTTAGTTTGGCGGCTGTAAGCTTGTCCATCTCGGCTTTGGCTTCTTCAGCAGCGCGGGAAACGATTTCGTTCCCTTCAAAAAAGTATTCAACGCCTTCCATGATTCCGTCAACAAAGGCGGAAGGAGCGCTTGGATCTTGAACGATATCAACCGTTGCAAGAATAAAGTCTTCATTAACAGTTGTTACACCGTTCTTTTGAGATACCGAACCCATGCCGCGAGAGCTAACACCAAGTTGGCAACCACCTTCAAGAAGGCCTTTTGTAATACTTCCCATTGGTGTATCAAGAATAAGCGCTTTACCCATTACGTTTGTACCATTCCAGTTAAGTTCGGTAATACGATGGGAAACTTTATCAAGGTTAATTGTAGGTCCTTCAGGATGGTTAAGTTCACCAACCGCTCGACCAGTTTTCACATAGTCCTTGTCGTATCGCTTAACAGCAGCTTGCAGTGTTGCCTTTGGATAAACCCTTTTGTTACGGTTTAACTTATCGGCCTGCATAAAAATGCCTTCGATAAACGTTTCTTTTTTACCATTCTTTTCTTCAGTGATATACTGAAGATCTTCTAAATGTTCGGTGATAAGTTTCATAGTGGTATTTGTATAATAAACATTAAGCGACGTCAGGAACTGGATCTTCAAGTTCTTCTTTAGATTCAAACATATTGTTCTGAACTAAAGAAGGAAGATCTTTCCAGCTAACGTCAATATATCGAGCGACGTCGTCTGGATTCGAGTATGGAAGCTTCCCGAGCCAGTCGGCTCTTTGGTTTTTGTCAGCCTTATCCCATTGTCGATTTGTGACCAACTTGCCTTTGCGTTTAGACAGCTTTTGCAAGATTCGTCCTCCGTATTTCTTTTCGTAATCCGAAGCTTCAAAAATCTCTTTAGCGGCTTCTGCTAAGCTGTCGTATGATTTGGTAAAGTCCTGCATCCTTTAATTATTTGGATTCCTTTTTCAACGTGTCTGTAAGAGTGTCGATCAACTTGACTACATGCCAGTAAGCTTTCTCATCAACAGACATATCTTTAGATAAACGATTGGGAATGCGTTTCTTTGATTTTACCATGCCTGAAAGAGAGTCAATCAACTCTTTGACTCGCCAGTAAGCAACCTCATCAACAGACATATCTTTATATCGATTTTCATCAAGGATTTCTTTAGCGGTTTCCGCCAAGCTGTCGTGTTTTTTATTAAAGTCTTGCATATTTTTATTTTTATTTTTAAGTGTTAAGCGTCGGACATTCCTTGCCCGGCAATATCCATCCAAAGCGAGTATGCAAAAGTGTTCTTTTTGTGAGGGTTGTTACCTTCAAGGCCGCCTCCTTTTGGAAGGTCGTATCCCATACCAGCGTCATAACCCATTTCATAAGCGCCTTTGAAATCTTTGTGGTCGCGAGCATGTTTATCAAACTTGGCAAAGGCCTTGAGATCCAAAGGTTTCATGCTCTGCTGAAAATCCTTTTCACTTGCTCGCATCATCTTGGCTTTATCAAGAAATGCTTTTATATCCTTTTCGTCAGTAGGGACTTCGATCTTAGCTTCACTAAGCTTCTCGGTCAACTCGCCAAAATCTATAGAAATAGTAACTTCTTCAGATTCGGTAACTTCTTCAGATTCGGTAACTTCTTCTTTGAATGTTTCCAACGCTTTAATAAGATCTTTAATCGTGAACTTTTTACGAGGATCAAGAGCTCCGCGAAGAGCGGTCTTTCCTTCTCTGCCTGGGCCAATAAGATCAGCGCGGTCAAAGTAAGGACCAAATTTCTCTTTAGGATCTGTACCCATTTTGTTTGCAATGTAATTCAAAAGAATCTTTTGCATCGCAACACCGTCTCGGGTGATCATACCAGTGGGGAAAAGAGCAGCTTCGTCATCGTCGGTGATAACCTTTGCAACCTTTTTAGAAAAAAGACCAACCGCACCCGAGTACTTGATCATATCAACCAAAGCAGTGTCCCGCTCAAGAAGAGATTCTTTATTTGAAGTATTCCCTTCAAGGATTTCTTTAGCGGCTGCGGCTAAACTATCATGCGAATTATCGAATGTTTTCATTTGTTTAAATTTTGATTGTTAAGAAGAAGTATCAGCTTTTTTAAATCTGGCTTTAAACGCGGTTTCTGGATCGTCCATACCGGCATCGGCATAAGATCTTGGAACGGGCTTCCCTGCTTTCTTGGCTGCTTTTTGAGCTTTACGAAGAGCCTTTTGAGATTTGAGCTTGAATTTGGCTAAGGCCAATCTTTCGCGATCAGCAATCTTTTTCTCACCCTTCTCTGCCTTTCTCGTAGCACGATCAGCTCGACCCGAAGTGGTAACGCGAGATGCAATTCCTTTACCAATCTTTTTACCAACCTTTTTAAGCAAGCTGTCACCCCCCTTTAGTTTATTAAACTTGGCCTCAAGAATCTTTTCGAGCTCTTCCTCGGACATCTCAGAAATAGTGATATCGCCATCTTCAAGAATAGCATCAATAGCCTCTTCATAAAGAGCATCTTCATAAAGAGCATCTTCCGTATCGTCTTCCGTGTTAACGCTTTCCGTAACGTTGTGAACTTTATCAGCTACTTCAATTGTCTTTGTATCAACGGCATCTCTGACTTTATTTTGCATCAAGTCT